AACCGAGTAAACCAATATGGGATAACTCCCTGCATCCGGACTGCGACCATGGTAGATACACCTGCCACGACAGTCTCGATGAAGCTGACTGGTTAAGCGCCTGTCTGCCATAAGGCCACGATATACAGTTTCCGCTATGCTCATTTTGCTCTCCTCACTGCCGCCTTGACGGCTTCCACGATTTTTTCTTTCACCGCATCACGCTGGGCATCCATAGCTGGATACATAAACGGCTTGTTGATGCGCGGGCTGAACTCCACCAGTCTGCCATATTTCAGCCCGTCCTGCGTTTCGGCATCGGCGGTGATTTTATACTCCGCACCGCCTTTCTTCTTAACAGCCCGGATGGAATCCCGGAGCGCCCCTGGTACTACTCGATGGTCACTGCCCTTATAAACTGGACAGCGTTTTTTGGCTTCCTGCGCCACCATCTCTGCACCTTCGGCGAGAGCTTTCTTGCCTGCCTCCAGCACCCCCTCCCCCATTTCCTCCAGAAGCTTCTGCGTATTGACCCAGCCTTTACTCATCTTCCACCAGCTCCCTGCATTCCAGAATAAGCCACTGACGTCTGCCGTCCTTGCCATATGGCGGAGCTGTCTGCCGGAGTGTCTTGCCCTGCCAGCGGATAATATCCGTCACCTTGATGTCTGTTCGATAGCGAATTGCTATGCGGTAGTCCACCTCTTTGATTTCTTCAGCGTAGCCATCGGAGATTTTGGCGGCATAAGGCAGAACTTTTGCCCAGACCGTTGCCACCTCTGTTCTGTCCTGCTCCACCAGATTGCCCTCTCCATCCTGCTCGGTAACAGGACGCAGAATCGTTATCCGCTGCTTAAGTTCGTTCAAAGATACATACATCAAAAGCCCTCCCGGCGAATGCCCATAAGCAGTGACCGAAGTGTTAATGTCAGTGCCTTGTGGTCAGCATCATCCCGGTGTTCATAAAGATAGCCGACCGTATACAACACTGCCGTCTTGGCTATAGCTCCGCAGGCTTTGAATTCGTCCTCATCAAGTCTTGCCACATCCATACATAAATGCTCTGCTGCCCGCAGCAGTTTGCGGACGATTTTATCTTCGGCATCCGTGTCAATACGAAGATATTCTTTTACTTTGGGCAAGGAAACAATCATAAGCCATCACTCCCATAAAAACAGGGAGACACCATTAAGGCATCTCCCCCCACCATATTTACATCAGCCCTTGCCAGCAGCACCTTTGATTTTCAGCATCTGCACGGCCTCCGGCAGTACCAACTTGCCGTCCACACGTTCCTTCATAACAAAGGCAATCATGCCGTTTCCGGCAAACAGTTCACGCAGTTCCTGAATGGAACGGGAGCCACGGTCACCGATGTTGTAGTAGCTGTAATCACCGAACACCAACGCTGCCTTGCCTGCTTCTGCCGTAGGCATAAAAGGTGTAGTGTGAATCGGATAGCCCAGCAGACGGTCAGGCTCGCCCATCTGGTAGGAGGGCTGCCACATATATGCCTGGTTGGCATCCTTCAGCTTACGGATTGCCGCCAAGGTCTGGTCGTTGACGATAAAAGCTGCACTCTTGCGGTAAGGACGCTTGAGCTTGTAGACCAGCTCGATAAGGTCATCTGCCGTAATGGATGCGCCACTGGTGGTGACACCGGTCTGCGCCGTGGTCAAAAGGCCAGTGGGCTTGTGATTGCCGTCACCATTGAGGAAGGCATCCTCCTCGGCGTTGGCGATAGCCTTGCCAAACTGCTGGATGATGTAGTTTTCCAACTGGAAAGCATTGTCATACAGCAGTTCCTCCGTGACCTTGATAGCCACATGGAGTTTGTAGGCATCCATGATAATCTGGTCGAAGGTGGCATCGCCAAAGCTAAGCGCCCCACCTTCCTCAATCCACGATGCAGCAGGCTTAGTAGCGGCGATGTTGATTTTGCGCTCACCGCTGGTAGTAATTTTCGTACCGAGGTTACGCATAATGCACTCCTCGTTCAGCACATCAATCAGGCGGCTGTCGTACTCCTCCGGCACTAAATAACCGCCATCGGTATCGACACCTTCCTGAAGGACGTTGGATACGTTGCGGAAGTTGCTGCGAATGGCGGCAAGCATAGCCTTGCGGTATTCATCTGTTGCCCTGCCCGTTTTCTCCGGCACCTTGGCGGCAGGTTTGTTGACAATCGGCTCAGAGGTGGGCTTGGCAAGCTCGGCCTCAATCGCCGCCTGCCGTTCCAGACGCTCAATGTCCTTGCCGAGAGCCACCACATCTGCCTCCATTTTGTCGTAGGTGGCAGCATCTTCGGCAGAAAGCTTGCCGTCCTTGTCCTGATGGCTGTCCAAAAATGCCTTGGCACCTTCCCACAGCTGTGCCCGTTTCTTGCGAAGTTCCATAACATTTGCCATAAATTATTCCTCCAATCAGTGAATAAGTAAGTTAAGACGGCTCCTGAGAGCGTCTGCGGATACACGGTTGTCCGGCACAGCTGCCTTGACGAATTTCAGCGACTGCGCCTTGATTTTATCGATGAGGGAGTTAGTCACTGCCCGCTGGGAAAATAGCATGGCTTCAACACCTTCGGACTGTTTTTCTTCATCTTCATTAGCGAACAATATCTTGTCCGCAAAGCCCAGTTCCACAGCCTTCTTGGCGTTCATCCAGCTTTCCGCATCCATAAGGTCAGACAACTGCTGACGAGGTTGCCCCGTTTTCAGTTCATAAGCATTGAGGATGGATTCCTTCACCTCGTCCAGCATTTGGATTGCCGCCTGCATTTCCTTGGTGTTGCCTATGACTGCCGTGCTGGGATTATGCACCATCAGCATGCCCACGGGAGACATCTCCACAGTAGTTCCAGCCATGGCAATCATGGATGCTGCCGAAGCCGCAAGACCATCTATGCGGACGGTGACATTTCCCTTGTAGTCCATGAGCATATTGTAGATTTGCGCTGCCGCAAATACATCGCCGCCGGGAGAGTTAATCCAGACCGTGATATTGCCCTCGCCCTTCATCAGCTCGTCACGGAAAATCCCCGGAGTGACTTCATCGCCAAACCATGAATCCTCGGCAATCTGCCCATTAAGCACAAGGGTGCGCTCACCTGTATCGGCATCGCGCACCCAGTTCCAAAATTTACGTTTCTTCATTTTTACCTCCAGTCTTTTTACTGAAAATCCCGGCATCCTTTAATTTGCACAGGTTGCCATTGATTAAGTAAAGATTTCCACCTTCCTCCTCTGAGATAGGATTCATATTTTCCATCTCACGGATATCATTGGCTGATAACCAGCCGTTCTGTCGACCTACGGCATAACCGGCCATACGGCTCTGGTAGTCACCTCGCATCAGCCCATCCACATTGAACTTGATGAAGTACCGCTTCTGTTCCACAGAATTGAGCAGGGCTTTCTGTAAGGACTGCTCCCACCGCACTACCCAAGGATTCAGCGTGTACTTCACATATTCCAAGGACTGCTGTTCGATGTTGTTGAAACTGGACTTTTCAAGGTCACCAATCATATGGGGCGGCACTCGGTAAAGCCGCGCTATCTCGTCTATCTGGAACTTGCGGGTTTCAAGGAACTGCGCCTCCTCCGGCGGTATGGAAATCTGCTGGTAGTCCACACCTTCCTCCAAGACTACAACCTTACCAGTATTGGCTGTTCCACCATAGACGGCCTGCCAGCTTTCGCGGAGTTTGGATGGGTCTTTGAGAACTCCGGGGTGCTTGAGCACGCCCCCCGGTCTTGCCCCGTTAGCGAAGAAGGACGAGCCGTATTCCTCACAGGCCAAGGTCATGCCTACGGCATTACGCGCCATGGCTATGGGCGAATAGCCGACAAGACCATCAAAGCCCAGCCCCGGAATATGCAGAACGTCCTGCCGCCGCAGCTTAATCTGACTGCCGCCTTTGATTTTGGGATTGCTGTCGCTCATGGGCGTGTAGGTGTAGACAATCTCACCATGCTCATCCCGGTCAACGCTCATGCGGTCAGGCAGCAACGGATACAGCCCCACCACTCGTCCCATACCATCACGAATTATCTGCGAGTAGGAATTTCCCCACAATAGCAGGTGAATCATGGCGGTTTCGCGAAATATAAAAGAAGTCATTTCGGGATTGGGCGAATCGTGGAGCAGGAAGTACAGCGAATGCCCCGGCACTCGTTCCTTGCCCTGCCCTTTGTATTCGTAGACATGAAGTGGCAAGCTGGCGATGGATTCAGCCAAGATACGTACACAGGCGTAAACCGCCGTAGTCTGCATGGCCGTAAACTCATTGACCTTTTTGCCACTTGCTGACCTTCCAAAGACGAACGGCCAGCCACTGAAGTGATAGAAGTTTTTGGGATTGTCCCTTGAACGAAAAATTCTTGATAATAAATTCATAGCTATAAACCTTTCATTTGTATTAGGAGGTCTTTATATGTTTGGCATTGGTGTCCCAGAACTTGTTCTCTTATTTTTCTTTGTTTTTCCACTTCTTTTCGCTATCTGGATTGGATTAGATGCAAAAAAACGTTACAATAACGGATTAATTGGAGCCGCTTGGTTTGTTGGTAGTTTTTTTATCCCAATCATTGCTTGGATAGCATACTTCATAGCCAGACCATCAAATAACGATTAGCACCGCCCTTTCGAGCGGTGCCCCTGCCTTGCTTTCGGCTTAGAAGGTTCTTTCGTAGGAAAGTTTCATTTTCTGAAGTTCTGCCGTGAATTTTGCTCCCCTTGCAATCTCATCGGCGGCCTTCAAAAGCTCCTCCGGTGTGGGGCTTCCGCCCATTCGGCTTACGCTTGCTCTGGCTTCGATGTCGATGCAGGCTTTGTGGTTCTCCCAGTCGGTCTTTTCGAGGTTGCTGTTCTGGAAAATCTGGATGTTGATGTAACCCTGCCCTGTGCGCTTGTTGTTCCAGCCCAGCGAGTTTTCTTCAATCTCGAATCCGTACTCTTTGCCCTTGCTCTCGATAATCTCGGCGATTTCCTGCTTTGTCATTTTGTTTTCCTCCTTTTTGGTCGTCTGTGTTTTCCCTTTCGGTATGTGTATATTCGCTCTTTATGGAATAAATAGCAAGTTATAAATGAGAATTATTTTATGTATACAAGGAGATTAATTCTATGGATTTTGAACAGTCAATTCGCGGA